CATTGCCCGTGTCGGTAAGTCTCTCCCTTATGGTATGTCGTACGGTTGCCAACATTCGCGACCGTATATACCGTCCATACCTGCTTGGCTGATCTCCGAAACGGAGAGTTCAGTTATAAGCAAGGTACGCCATAACCAGTTTAACCTGGGAACGGCGTTAGGGGAATTGCCCGAAACAATCCAATTCATTGGAACTACTCTTAGTTCTGCTGGACGGTTGTTTCATGCAATCAAGCACCGTAATGCAAAAGCAGCTGCTGATGTTATCAGTGACTACTTTGGACAACGCCATAAGAAAGGCGTTTCCCGGAGTTTTCCTAGGAAAATCCCGAAAGCATTACCTAGCGCATACCTTCAGTACCAGTTTGCCTGGAAACCTATGATGTCAGACATCCATAACTCTTTGGAGCTGTTATCAGAGGGCCTCGCAGACCCGTATAGCTTGTTTGTTAGGGTTAATAAGAAAGACCCTACATATCAATTGCCATACAATCCACCAGATTTGGTGACAGGTACTGTCAAGCGTGGGGTTGAAGTAGGTGTAGGATATGCAATTGCAGATCAGACACGCTTCGACCTTGAGCGTCTTGGGTTAGTTAACCCACTCGCTGTCGCTTGGGAGCTAGTTCCGCTCTCATTTGTATTCGATTGGTTCTTACCAGTCGGAGACATGCTGAGTGCGCTTACTATCGGTTTTGGTACTACTTTCAAAACCGGGTATACCACTTTGTGGTTGGATAACGACTTCTCGTATTCAACACAGAGTGAGAGCTATCTCAAGGGTGAGAACCCAAAGGTAGAGTTTAGAACAAGATCCATGAAGCGAACGCTTCTAAGTTCTTGGCCTATACCTGTTCCTCATTTTCACATGAATCTGAGTATGGGTAAGATCATCAGTGGTCTAGCTCTTATCGCAGCATCGAGATCTTGATCTCAATGCCCACTATACCCCTAATTCTGGGGGTATAGTTTAACCGTACATCGACATATGTCTTTGTACTTTACATACCACATCAGTGGTGTTTGACCTCATTATCTGGTTTTGGTAATGAAGTCTCTCAGAGAAGGGATATTCCATGACGGAATCCACCTCATTCTCGGTCGATGACCGGGAAGATACTCCTGTCAGCCACACGTTCACTCCGAACGGGTTTGACAAGAATAACCCTATTGCGTTCTTTCGCAATAGCGGTTCTACCCATATCGAAGATGAAAATCTTTCGATTTCCTGGCGCGAGTCTGCAGTCAACCGTAAGGTTCGGCTGAAGCTTACGCTCCCTACGGTCGTCTCTGAGACGATCAACGGTGTGACACGGAGCTCTCTTGAACGTACCGCTATCGCGGACATTCAATTTACGTTCGCGTCGACTTCTGTCGAACAAGAACGTGACAATCTCGTTGGCATGCTTGTCAACGCGTTGTCGGAGTCCAATACTGTGATTCATAACACAGTTGTCAAGAACGAAGCGATCTGGTGATTGCTAAGTTCTGGCGTGTCATCGCAATTGCGGTGGGAACCGGGGTTCTGAGTGTTGGGTACATGGTGTACCCAGCAATATTTCCTGAGAACTGCCTTAAACAGCAGGTCCCAGCCCTCAGTTTACTTTCTGAGAAAGACCCTAGTTCACTCCCTGTCAAGTTTAACTTGATCAGGGTGTGGTCCGCGTTGATCGGGAATACTTCCGATTCCAGCGATATTCACTGGAGTGCTAAGACGATCCCTGATGAGTAACATTACTCATGATATCGTTTATACTCCCTTCTTCCGAAGGATTCGTCCTAACAGGGGAAGATGAATATGGAGATGGCCTTGTCTCTTGACGAGGTCATCTTCTGGGCCATAGTTATATGGCTACTTCAAGAGGGGTTAGATAGTATCTATCCTTTCATAGGTTGCCTTTAACATCCATACCAACTATCACACATCCAAAGGAGTGTAATATGCGAAAACGTAGGTCTAAGCATAAGCTACAGACTCGTTTGCCTTCGGGCGTCAGCAAGGTGTTCATTCGTGAACTTCTTGCTTCTATACCGCGTGATGGTTTTAAAGGTCGCTACTTAGAGCAGGAGATCCTGTCTAAGTATTGTGACAATACGACCACGCCGGCTGACGTTCGTCGCGATGCTGCTATCCAAAAATGGAAAGTAGCTGAAGCCAGAAATGCGGAAACCAACCAGCGTCTCTATCTTGGAGATGTTGACTTTGGCTGGATTACGTATGAACGACTTTGTTCAGACGTTAAATCCTTAATTTCGCGCATCCTAGGGCCCGTGAACTATCCAGATATCTTTCTGGGTGTAGCTCACACTAATGGCGCTAGTACACGTGTAAAGCGGTCACCTGTGGCCGCAATACATAAGCTTCAAGGTGATCTAGATATCTCAAACTCTGCTGTAAAGCATTGGCTGGCGTTTGCCTCTGGCACACGCTTGTCCAAACAGACTCTATGTCTGCGAGAAGAGAATATCATGTTTACCGTGCCGAAGAAGTCAGATATTGACCGGGTGGCTTGTAAAGAGCCTGAGGCCAATATGCTACTTCAAAGAGGGTGTGGTTTACACATCCGCCGACGGTTACATAAGTATGGCGTTAATCTTAACGACCAAACTGTGAACCAAAGGCTCGCTCGTGACGCGGTCTCTAGAGACCTAGCTACGATTGATCTTTCAAGTGCAAGTGACTCCATATCTAGACAGCTTGTCTTCGACATGCTACCTTTTGACTGGTGGTCACTTCTGGATGATCTCAGAGTAGAGTCCACCCTCATTGATAACGAACATCACATACTTGAGATGTTTTCGTCAATGGGGAATGGCTTTACTTTCGAACTCGAAAGTCTCTTATTCTACGCTATCACGCGTGTGATATGTAGACGATCGGGTGTTCGTGGGACCATCTCCGTTTTCGGTGATGATATCATTGCTCCTTCTGGGGTTGTTCCACGTCTAAAGCGTATCTTCGATTATATTGGCTTTACAGTCAATATGAAGAAGAGCTATTGGACGGGACGATTTCGGGAAAGTTGTGGTAAACATTACTATGACGGCTTCGACGTAACTCCTTTCTATATTAGAAGGGCGGTTCTCACACTGATGGATCTTATGAACCATCTTAATCATGTCTTAGAATGGGACGGTCGCGGCTTCGGGTTTTTCTTAACTCCCG